AGGATATAACTGCTCATACTTACCAATTGATGATGTTCGTGCCTTTGACGAAGCTATGTTTATTCTCATGAATGGTACTGGCTTAGGTTTCTCTGTAGAAAGACAATATGTCCAAAAACTACCTACAATTGCAAGTGAGTTCACACTCACAGAGACAACTATTACTGTGGCTGACTCAAAACAGGGATGGGCAACGGCTCTTAGAGAACTTCTCGGATTACTATACACAGGGCTTGTTCCACAAATCGACTATAGTAAAGTCAGACCAGCTGGAGCTAGACTTAAGACTTTCGGAGGACGAGCCTCTGGGCCAAGGCCTCTCCAAGACCTCTTTCAGTTTGCGATCGAGCTATTTCAAAAAGCAGCTGGACGAAAGCTAAACTCAGTAGAGTGTCATGACTTAGTATGTAAAGTCGCTCAAATTGTAGTAGTGGGGGGTGTACGACGCAGTGCTCTGATCTCCTTGTCAAATCTGACGGATGAGCGTATGCGTAACGCCAAGAATGGCGCTTGGTGGGAAGATGAAAAACAACGAGCATTAGCTAACAACTCAGTAGCTTACACTGAAAAGCCGGACATCGGCATCTTTATGAAAGAGTGGCAAACATTATATGAATCGAAATCTGGAGAACGTGGCATCTTTAACCGAGTATCTGCACAATTGCAAGCTGCAGCTACAGGACGCAGAGAAGCTGATTACGAATTTGGAACAAACCCTTGCGGTGAAATCATTCTCAGACCATGCGGATTCTGCAACCTTACTGAGGCTGTTATACGAGCAAGCGACACTATCGAAGACGTATCTAGAAAGGTTCGCATTGCTACAATCCTTGGGACTTTTCAGTCGACTCTCACCGATTTCAAGTACATTCGGAAAGTCTGGCAAAGAAACGCAGAAGAAGAACGGCTCCTTGGGGTTAGCCTCACAGGAATCCTCGACAATAACATGTTTGGGAAGCAAGTAAATGACTTCGTTCTTAGATACCTTAAAGATGTTTGTGTTGAGACTAACAAAGAGTGGGCCGCTAAACTTGGCATTCCACAGTCTGCTGCTATTACTACTGTTAAGCCTAGCGGTACAGTTAGTCAGTTGGTTGACTCGGCTAGTGGTATTCATCCTAGACATAGTGATTATTACATTCGCACTGTACGTGCCGATATAAAAGATCCACTTGCTATCTTCCTTAAAGAGAAGGGTGTACCAGTAGAAGTTGATGTAATGAATGACAGTAATCTTGTCTTCTCATTCCCACAAAAAGCTCCTGAAGGATCAGTCTTACGTAAGCAATGGTCAGCTGTAGAACAGCTTGAACATTACCTCAAATTCAAACAATACTGGTGTGAACACAATCCTTCTATTACAGTATATGTACGTGAAGAAGAGTGGATGGAAGTCGGTGCATGGGTTTACAAGAACTTTGATGATGTAGGGGGGGTCAGTTTCCTACCATTCAATGATCACTCGTATCAACAAGCACCCTATCAAGATTGTACAAAAGAAGTCTATGAAGCTGCTAAAGCATCATTCCCAGAAATTAGTTGGGAAGAGTTCAATGCATTTGAAGAAGACGACTCTACAATCAATCACCATGAATTAGCCTGTGTAAATGGAGCTTGTGAATATGTATGAGATATCATTTGACTTTATTCGAGGCCTGGTAGCAGGCTTTGAATACATTGATGACTATGACGAAGATAATAAAATGTACACCATTGTTATCTTCCATCTAATCTTTATTAGAGTAATATTTATGACGGAGAAGTAATGCGTAGAAGTAGACATGACGGTGGCAAAGGCGACAAGCCTATTGCCCCGCAAAACCAAGAGACGTTTGACAACAATTGGGATCAGATCTTTAAAGCTAAAAAGACGGAAGACAGTTATCCTTGTGAAGTCATTCGTGGTACTAACCAACACGAAGAAACCAAGAAGTAGAAATGAAGAAGCCACCTCATAAGGGTGGCTTTTTTATTGCATGTAATGGATGAGGGGGTACAAGCTACGCCTGCCAATTCGTCGATACCATAGTTAGAAAGACGGAAAATCACCATGTTCTTGATACCCTCTAGCCGTCTTGACTATTTCTCACAACCAAGCTTACACTGCTCCTCAACCCATTGTTTTAGGTATTCTAATTGGACGTTTGTTTCGTTTGCTGCGTCAATAAATTGTCGAGTGCAGACGGTTGCATCAGTTCCTTGGGCGGGGTTGGGAACGGGGCGCACTGCACTGGTACCATGGTCGTGCACGCTGTTAAGGTAACTAGTGTAACCAGCAACAATACTTTCAGTAACTTGTTTTGCATCTTTTTTATCCTGTTCTACTTTATCGGTCTGCGCTTGGACTTCGACTGCTATGTGTTGTTTATATGCAACAAGAGCATTATGTTCGTGGTGTCCATACCACAAACTACCACCAGTTACAAGAGCTATAATAGCATAAACATATACGGATATCGGTAGTGGGAACATTACTTGTCCACCAATGACTTATTCGTGAGAATCCGTAGAAGAGCAATAGCCAGTGAAATAACGATCATAAGCTCGTTAAAGCTCACATCGTCTAACATGGCATGTAGGTATTGGGAGTTATCGTTAAGAGCTCCTAGGGCCCCTATAAGCCCGCTAAACCACATTGTCTTTGACTTAAAGGCTCCTTTGACATACGCCTTAATCTTATCCCACATATCCTTCTCCTTCAAAGCATCTCTTCTCTGCCATTCGGCGCTTCAAGATCCCCTCATTATCTCTGCCATCTACTTCATCCCATTTAGGGAATTCCATAGCAGCAGACTCCATATCACCCTCTTTAAGGTACTTTAACAAAGTAGACTTAAGGAAGTTTGATGTACCTAGGTTGTATGTAAACGACACAAGAGCATCAAACTGTTGCTGATTTACAACAACTCCTGTTGCATTTATACAACGTTCTGCTTCACCAACATCCTCTGTAAGTAGTGTTGTAGCCTGTCCCATAGTAATGGGAGAGCCTGCTACACATCCATCTCCAGGGACTATAAGGTGTCCATAGCCTACTGATAGCTTCCCACCCACATCTGGATAGGGGAATGATCTAAAGCCTTCAAACTCCTTGATCTGTTCAATACCTTTCTGTGATGTCTTCATCATGTCGCTGCTGTCTGTGAAGTTAGAATACCATTAGTAAATGTCATATGACCATTAGAGCCTGTTAAGGTTAACTTAGCTGTTGTTATTGTACCACTATAGCCTGTAGGCTTACCAGTAAGATCAGCATACGCTCCTGTATGACCTACAGTAGAAATACCTAAGTTGTCTCGTGCTCCTGCTGCAGTGCTTGATCCTGTACCACCTTGCACAATAGTCCAAGGTGATCCACCAGTCTGTGCTACTTGAATGTAGTTACCAAGGTTTCTAAACCAATCACGCCAAGAGAACTCTTCACCAATAGGTGTTTGTGGGATTGGGGGGAGCAAATTATTAGCCATAATTACTCCCAATCACAATCACTAGCGTAGCCATGTTCATGTAACACGTCCAGTTGTTTCTCTAAACGACAACCAATGTCAGTACGATACATAACACTATTAGGAATCTCAATCTTCTTCTTAATAGTATTGTATGCCTTCTCACGAGCATCGCTTACAGTAGCACCCTTACCTGATACAGTACAGATGTAATCACCTGCTGTAACAAACATCGGTGTGTTCATCTTAACTTCACCGTCACACATGCTTGGGGCTTTACCCCACATGACTTCAGCACAATGAACATCGTTGACTACGTCCTCTTCTGTCAAGCCAAACAAAGGATAACCAGAGTTATCTTTCTTGCTTATCTTGCAATAAGGATAATCAGGGATAGCAATAACAACGCCACAAGCAATTGCCTTGCTGGTACGTAGTGTGTCCTCACCGTTGATAAGGTCGAGCATCCACTGAGCGGGGTCGCCATTATGCAGTGCTTGTTGAATCTGAAAGAGCGGCCAGCCTGGTCGCATAGTAAACTCAAGAGGCCAAGGAAAACCATCTTTGTCAATGATACAATTAACATCAATATAACCTGTATATGCTAAGCCATGAAGAAAGTCTTCAAGCGGTTTGAGAACTTGGTCTGCCAAGTAAGATTCGGAGGTATAGCGAACAATAGTACCTTGCTCGCCTGTAGCGACACCAAGATCATCATTCATTAACTTCTTAAATTCCCAGCTCTCACAAAACTGCTTGTTGAAACCACCAGGTCCGAACCAGCCACCTACGCCAAATTCAACACCACCGTGGAACTCTTGGAGGATAAAGTCGCCTTTGTATGCGTTACTCTTCTTCCACTTCTGTAGCATAAAGACCATATCGGCTGCTGATTTAGCAACGTAAGATAGTTCCTTGGCTCCATCACCGATAGGCTTACTAACGTAACGCTTTGGATTATCCATCACGTGTTTAATAGCCTCATCGTAATTCTTGAATACTGTGGATGGGATGGTTGTGATACCAGCCTTCTCCATCACATCTGCACCGTGCATGCGGTCTTGTTCCCAACGATTGGTATCAATAGATGGACCAATGATTGGATAGCCTTTATCACGATAACGTTCCAAGCCATGAATGTAAAAGATATTATCTGTACAGAAGATTAGATCTGCCCAGTTCATATACTTCTCCCACTCAGAGACTCTTTCAATGAGTCCACCATCACCGACCATCGAGCGACTACCATCCTTATTGTGTCTAATAAAACACTTTACTTGATGACCATAGTTCTGGCATCGTAAAGCAAAGTCTAGGCATACACCTGATGCATCGATGATTAGTATCTTCATTATTCGTCCTGTGCGTCTTTCATTTTACGTTCCATCATACGTCTACGTTTTTCGTAATTATCTTTTGCTTGCTGCATTTTAGTCTTACCATAGATTGGCATACCTAATGTGCCAAGTAACATACGTTGAAGTTGTTCTCCTTGAGGAGCACCTTGCCAAACTTGTACGTTAAATGGTAATGCAGCTTTGCCAACTGCTTTAGCCCGACCAACAAGAGAAGAATCCTCAAGCTTCGG